AATAATTGAAGAAGAAGTAAGCAATTGGGATATAGTAACAATTCATTACGAAGGCTTTGAGACTGAAAAATATAGAGCAGTAAAGTATAATTCTGAAAAAGTTATTATTGCAGAAAGAACTTTTGGCTCAAGAGCTGCAGCAGAAGAATATATTAAAACTAAAGATGAGTTTATTAGCTAATGAATCCCTTTGAATATTTAAAAGCAATTAACGAAACAAAAAAGGATATAATGGTTGATGATGTTGCAGAGAAAGAATATAATCCATTTATAATAAATCGTGGATTGTCTTTCTTTCGTGATACTATTCTCTATGCTAATGAAATGAATCGTTTCCACCATTTAGATCATCGTCTTCAATATGATTTTTTTATAAATATAATTAAGAAGAAAAAGAGATGGTCCAAATGGATTAAACCTCATGAGGTTGATAATCTCGAACTCATCAAAGAATATTATGGGTATAGTAATGAAAAGGCTAAATCTATATTATCATTATTGAGTAATGAACAAATTGAACAATTGAAACAAAGGATTTATAAAGGTGGAAAACGAAAATAAACAAATCACAAACTGGCAACCTAATGATATGTTGGAAGTCAGACTCAACGAACCAGACGATTTTCTAAAAATTAGAGAAACATTAACACGTATTGGTGTCGCATCACGCAAAGATCAAAAGCTGTATCAGTCATGTCATATACTACATAAACAAGGCAGATACTTTATCGTACATTTTAAAGAACTATTTCTCTTAGATGGCAAACCAAGCAATCTATTAGAGAACGACATTCAGCGTAGGAACACCATTGCTACGCTATTAGCTGACTGGGGTCTCATTACACTTGTTGATCCAAGTAGTGCTAAGGACATTGCTCCATTAAGACAAATCAAAGTAATTCCTTTCAAGGAAAAGACTCAATGGGAACTATGTCCAAAATATAATATAGGAAATACTCAAACTAAAGAGTAAACTTATATAAATAAACGTGAATCGCCGATAACGGGATTCTAAATTAACCTTGCTAACTTAATAGGAGGAAATAAAAATGGTAGTAAGAAATAACTTGAACGTACCGCGTTCACTATTCGTAGGATTTGACACTTTATTTGAAGACCTGGAAAGGATTCATTCAAGTGCAAGGTCCAGTAATAATAATTATCCACCCCACAATGTGGTTAAAATTGATGAGGAAAAATTCCTTATTGAATTAGCCGTGGCTGGGTTTGCAGAAGAGGATATTAATATCGAACTTAAGGACGGTATTCTTAAAGTCTCTGGAGAAGTGGAAAAAGATGAACGTGAATATGCTTATAAAGGCATTTCTAGCCGCAAATTTGAGAAGAGCTTCCGACTCTCAGAATTTGTTGTAATAGACGGTGCTGATTTGAAGGATGGAATACTAGTGGTGTATGCCAGAGTAGAACTTCCGGAAGAAAAGCGTCCTAGGAAGATTCAATTAGGGTCTGCTGGGGCATCAAAGAAGAAAGAATACTTGAAAGGGTAAACTGGCGAGCAGCGACAACTCAGTAGATATGTAATAAAACTATTTACTGGAGAACAACATGAAACATTTAATTCATTTATTGGATAAAAATGAAGACGTTGCCGAGGCCTTAAAAACTGCTACATTTAGCATCATTGTTACAATGTTAATCTTAGGATTAGCACCAGCAATAATGATAGCTCAAGCATCTAGTTTTTAGGTTTCATTGACAATCATGCGGGGGTAAGAAATTACCCCCAATCTTTTGAAAATAACGGTGTACATTTACATCGACTTATGGTATAATATACATAATGATAAATTTGCAATTCTATACTAATGTTTCTCGTTATGGTAATATGATCTTATTGCGTGGATATGATCATGGACGAAGAATCGAAAAGAAAATTAAATACGAACCAATACTTTTCACATCAACTAATACTCCAACAGAGTGGAAAGCTCTTGATGGTAGTCCTGTAGGTATTGCAAATGCTGGTAAAAGATTTGACTCAATGCGTTCAGCAAACGAATATGTGACAGCAAATAAACATGTCGCAGGTAAACAAATATATGGAAACACTAAGTATATTCCTGCCTTTATTAACGATTACTATCCTGGCAATATTGAATTTAATCGTAATCTAATTAATGTAACAACCATCGATATCGAGGTTGCATCAGACGATGGATTCCCAGAGCCAGATAAAGCTGATCATAAAATCATATCAATCGCTCTTAAGAATAATATTAGTAATACCTACTTCATTTGGGGATTAGGCGATTATGATACTGAACAATCTTATATGAAAGATCATATGGTCATATATCGTAAGTTTGAGCGTGAAGACGACTTACTTATTAATTTTATTACTCATTGGAATAATCACAGTCCAGATGTTGTAACTGGCTGGAACATTCGTTTCTTTGATATTCCATATCTTGTCAATCGTATTAATCGTATGCTTGGTGATGTTTATACAAAAAGACTTAGCCCTTGGGGACTTATTGATCGAAGAGATGTAACAACAATGGGTAGAACTCAAACTGCTTATGATCTCAAAGGTATATCTCAACTAGATTACCTTGACCTATTTAAAAAGTTTGGCTATTCATACGGTGCACAAGAATCATATAAACTCGATCATATTGCAAATGTAGTTCTTGGCGAAAAGAAACTTAGCTATGACGAGTATTCTAATCTTCATACACTATACAAATACAATCATCAAAAGTTTATTGATTATAATATTAAAGACGTAGAGTTGGTTGACAGACTCGAAGATAAACTTGGACTCATTACGCTTTGTGTGACAATGGCATATAAAGGCGGTGTTAATTACAACGACACATTCGGTACTACTTTGATTTGGGATACAATTATCTATCGAAGACTATATAAAAATAAAATTGTTGTACCATTCATTGAAGATAAAACTAAATCTGCTTATCCAGGTGGCTTTGTTAAAGATCCACATGTTGGAATTCATGATAATATTGTATCATTCGACTTAAACTCTCTTTATCCTTCTATTATTATGCAATACAATATGTCGCCTGAGACTATTGCAAATGGCGAGGTAACTAACTTTGATATTGAAGAAGTTCTAACTAAATCCGTAAGACCTGATAATCGTGGCAAAGCTCTTGCCGCGAACGGGCAGTATTTCAATACTGATAAGCCTGGTATTATTCCATTCATTATCGATGAGATGTATAAAGAACGTGTTGGTATAAAACAAGAAATGATTACTGCACAAAAAGAATTGCAGAAGGTAGATAAAAACGACAAACAAGAATTATACAATATTGAAAGGAATATTGCAATTGCCGAGAATAGACAAATGGCAATTAAGATTCTTCTTAACTCTCTTTACGGTGCTATGGGTAATCGTTACTTTCGCTTTTTCGATCAACGAATCGCAGAAGCCATTACCCTTACAGGACAGCTTACAATTCGATGGGCCGAATATGCTCTCAACTCCTATCTTAATCGTGTACTCAAAAACACAAAATGGAAAGACTATATTGTTGCAATCGACACTGACTCATTGTATGTAGGCCTAGATGATTTAGTAAATCAATTCAAACCAAATAATACAATTGACTTTCTTGATAAAATATGCCAGGATGCTCTAGAGCCAGAACTTGAGAAATCATATGCTGACTTATATAATATACTTGGTGGTGTAGATAATCGTATGGTTATGAAACGAGAAGCCATTGCAGATCGTGGTCTCTGGACAGCAAAGAAAAGATATATTCTAAATGTGCACGATAACGAGGGTGTAAGATATCGTGAACCAAAACAAAAGATTATGGGTATTGAAGCAATTAAGTCTTCAACTCCAGCTCCATGTCGTGAAGCTCTAAAAGAGATCTTTAAAGTTATTATGCAGAAAGATGAAGCTTCAGTTCAAGCAGCAATCGAACAATTTAAAAATCATTTCAAGACTCTACCACCAGATCAGATTGCTTTTCCTCGTGGAGTCAGTAAAGTTCGTGAATTTCAGTCAAGAGATACAATCTATAAAAAAGGTACACCAATTCACGTACGAGGTTCCATTATGTATAATAAAATGGTTGGTGATCTAGCACTACAGAAAAAATACACAATGATTAACAATGGAGATAAAATTAAGTTTCTTTATCTACGCAAACCAAATACTATTCATGAGAATGTAATTGCTTTTCCAGACTATCTGCCAGAAGAGTTTGGACTACATAATTATATTGATCATGAGCTACAGTTCCAAAAGACTTTCCTCGATCCAATTGAGCCAATTCTAGATGCTGTTGGTTGGACATCAGAAGAAGTTGCTTCAT